CACCAGAAACTCTTATGTACATTGGTTTTTCTATGCTTGTCTTTGCTCTGAAGCCTAGAGAGTTTGCTAATATTTTTATACCATTTGCTAATGCCTCTGTTTTTACATAAATTTTGAAAAAAGATTTATTAGCGAAAACACCACTAGCATCTATGAAACCAGCTAATAGCTCTAACCTGTCATCTATCGATGATGCGAGATAGATTTCAGGTATTCTTTTAAGAGGATGAAAAATCATTTTTTCTATAATTTCCCTGTCTTTCCTAAACTCTCCACTAAGCCTAGCTTCAAGGTTTTCATTAACATATCCAATTTTATTTAACTTGTCACCAATACTGTAACTAGTATTATCATACTTCCTTACTTCTGCTAGATACAAAGCTAATGTATATGGATGAATTAATAAAGATTTTTCAGGATATTCTAGACAATTTGTTTTAAAAGCTTTTAACCTCCTTCTAGATCTTGGTGGCAAGTTTAAAAAGTCTTTGACAGAAATATCAACTACCCTGTTTGTTTTGTCAGATGTTATTAGTGATAACACATGTGATTCATTACAAACAAATGAAGAGTCTTCTGTTAGTTTGATTTGGTACATCCTTTCTGTACCACTAAACAACTTCAAAACATTTCTGGGTTTGTTATCAGCACCCATCAAAACATCACCAATAACAACATCTCTAGCTCTTTTAGTATAACCATCAAACATAAGAACTTCAGTGTCTGGGTGTAAACATCCAGTACCTGATATAAACAAAGCAATTTCATTAAACCTCATCCCTTTTAGCTTAGAATTTAAACCATCTAAACAAGGAGGATAAGGTATTGAAGGCATACTATTATATTTTACAAGAGCTTCCCAAATATCTTCTGTACTTATTATACCAGACGGTTTATATAAAGAAGCATCCCATATCGCTGTTGTTAATTCTTTAGATCCTTTCTTTAAAAGAATATCACAAGCGTCTTTACAATCTGAAGGGTATTTGACAACTTTTGCTTTATCTATCCCTACTATTTTTAACAACTTACTGGTAGCCACTTTACCAGCTTCGTCATTATCCATCATTATAACAACTTCACCAAAAGACCTAAGCCAGTCTCTAGCTTCTAAGACATCTTTTGTTGCAGTAGCTGAAGACATTGCTACTACAGGATATATCTTATCATACCTGTCTTTTGAAGCTTTGGCTACAGCAAGAGCATCAAGTTCACCCTCACAGATTACAACTCTTTTACCTCCTTCTGGAAATTTATTCATTCCAAACAAACCACCAGCTTCTCCTATCCAAGAGAACCTCTTAGGAAGCTGACGACGTTTAAAACCGTTTGGGTATGGATAATAATGCGCTACTATTGATCTGTTATCATCATACGAAACACGGACATCAAAGAAATAACAGATGTCTTTAGGTATTTTCCTCTCTTCAAAACCTCTAACATCATAGGATAAGACTTCTTGTATTGTTTCCGTATTACACTTGTCCATTATAGACTTCTTTGGTTTATTATTAGAACCGGTGTTACAGCTATAACACCAGCTCCCGTCTTCGTATATTGTAACAGCATCAGACGATCCACACTTAGTGCAAGGTTGGTGAGTTTTTATTGCTTTTCTTCTTTCCATTGTCTATGAAACCCGCTGCTGTTATTAATATTAATATTAACGTTTCTGTGCTATACGGTACAGTGTATGCAATGTAAAAACCATAACATAGAAATAAAAATATTACAAACGCTATTAGCGGTTTTGATAGGCTGTACATTTGTGCTATCATTCCTAAAGCAAACACCACTAGGATTATTTCAGTCAGACCTACATATGAAGAAGTTAACGCGAGCCCTATGGCCATTACTGCAAAAATCGTAAAAGTTATATTATACATTTATGATACCTTTTAATCTTTCTTTATGACGGTTAGTAATTGTTTCTTTAGATCTCCACGAGACCTTATTTATAAGTCTATTATATGATCTATTGTTTGTAGGTGTTTCTACGTGACAAAGACTCCAAGTTTCTGCCCAAGAAAGACCGCCTAATGTTTTATATTGTTCTAAAACAACAAACAAAAAATCAGCCTTTTCCAGCTCTTTGATCTCTTCGGATAAACTCTTACTAGATGAAATATACCATCTCCAATTACTTTCTTTTCCTTTTGTAAGTTTTCCTTTACTCCTATAAGTCTTTTTCCCTATATAAAACTTATCGTCTTTTGTATTGACAATAGCATATACAAAACCAACATATTCTTTTCCTCCTAATGGTTCAGGAAAATACCAATGACCATTGCCTTCATAGTCTTTACTATCAACCCTACTATTCTTTTTCCCTTCTAGTGAAATTCCCATATTACCTCCATAATACTCCAATTTTTACAGCAAAAATAATCATCAAAACTTTTTTGCAAATGTATCAATTTCCCTGTTAATAGCAAAGCATCTAAGAAATGATCTTTACCAAAATGATTAAGATATGCAATAGCTACAACTTCTTGCATTTCTTCCTCATGTTTGCAATTTTCCAACATCTTCCTAGCCCTAACATCACCTACTTTAGGAAGTCCTTGGATGTTATCTGTCGGGTCTCCTTTCAACAATTGTTCGTAATAGAATCTGATAGCTTGTTCTTTTTCAACAAACTCTATCTCTTTCTTTTTTATATTATAATGTGCTCCTTCTATACACTTTAAGTCTTTATCTATTGAACAGACAATAAAAGGATCTTTAGCTTCTAGTGCCCAAATCCTAATTAAGTCGTCAGCTTCTCTTCCATGAGCAGGTACAGCTCCTTCTAAAATAGCCGTTTCTCTTAGTCTAGGGACAAATAAAGAAGCAACTGTTTGCCTTTTATGTCTGTTTGCTTTATACTCAGGATAAACATCTTCTCTGAAGTTTCCTTCACCTTTAACAGCAATCAAAGTCTCTGTAGCAAAGACTTGATCTTCAATTTCTGAAATTATCTTCTTAAAAGCCTGCCAAGCTTTTTCAAAGTACAGTTCCAGCTCGTTTTCAGTAAAATCTTCGGGGGTTGACTTCCATGTAATCCCCAAGTTCTCATTAGAACAAGCTAGATAGCAAACAACATCACCATCTATTAAAGCAATCACTTAGCATCTCTCCTCATAAATTCCTGTAACTTCTTCATAAGTACAGTCAACCTCTTCAGATTGACTCCATTTACCACTATCATAGTTTTCCATAGCGTCAGCAACACTATCTGCTTCTACTGTAACAGTGTACTTATGAATTTCATGCCTATGTACTGTCAATTCAAATAGACTCTTTTTCATCTTTTATCTACCTTATTTTCCTTACTTAACGCGTTCTTACGCATTACCCCTAACAGAGCTGCGTAAGCAATATCTAACAATTCTTCTTTTTTGTCTTCTTCAGACAATCTATCATGGATTGCTTCATTATACTCATAAAGCTCTTGATACAGAACTCCTAGAATTTCAAAATCAGATGTTAAATGGTTTAACCCTTTTTGTTTAATTCTTTGATTTCCTTTTGCTCTTACTTCTTTTAAAGCTTGTGAGAAATCTTCTTTTGTAAATTGATCATTCATACGTTTTCCTTAAAATAATATTAATTAGTGTTTGTTATCCGTTCCAATAGTTTCCAAAAGTAACTCCACGATCTCCTTTACTCCAGTTTGGTTAATTGTCAAAATTGATTAATGTATTTCATACCAGTTATTACCAATTTTACCATCACCATCCATGATTTCTATTCCAAACATTTTTGGTCCTTCCTTGAAAGCCTTAATACCTAACTCTTTTGCTCTTTCTTCATAACCAATAGGAACAGCAAAGTCTAACTCATCATGCATCATTATACATGGTTTGTAAGGTATCTTTTCTTGTTCTAAGTACTCCATTAATAAATAACAAGCAGCAGAGCATGTTGCTTTCTCAGCAGCTTGTAACAAGTAAACTAACAGTTTATGAGGACTATCAGAATAAATTTTATTACCTCCTATACCAACAATAAATCTTTTCTTAGAGTCTTTAGAACTACCCGTATACATGTTATTTAATGTTTCCATTAAAGATTCAAATCCTGGTACAGACTTTATAAAACCATCTTTAAGTCTAGCACCTTTCTTACTATTAAGTTCGCCAAAGATATAGCTCCAAAGCTTAGCACCAGAAGCACCAAATAGAAAAGCATACAGCACTCTCTTAGCTTTTGGTCGCATTGTTTCAGGTGTAAAGTCATGTTTAACTCCCATTTCATTTAGAACACTTATTAATGCTTTAGCATTATATATGTGAATATCTTTGTTTAATACTGTATCTATGAACTCATCATCTTTCAGATAATGGGCTAAGCCTCTTGCCTGATTGCCTGCTGAATCACAACCTACAAGAACCCAACCAGAGTCTACAGTGAACAACTCTCTCATTTCTTTACCCCATTTACTTTCTCCACTAGGTATATTAACAATTACAGAATGTCTAGAACGCATACTAGGTGTACCTATGGTAAAACAATTACCATGTAGTCTACCGTTGTTTACGTTTTCTAACCAACCTTTGAGTACACCATGTCTTGATAATGCTGTCAAATATTCTTTATATAGCTGACCTTCTTCTCCTAAATATGTTAAACTTTCAGGCGTTATTTTTGCTGAAGTTTTTCTTCTAGAACCATCAGCATTTTTGACATAGTTATACTCTAAAGGAACCCAACCATGTTTATATAAAAAGATTTTAACATCATCTGAAGAGTTTAATCTTAACTGTCTAAAC